CGAGCGAGGAGCTTGAAGCCTTGAGCGCCGTGAGGTTGTCGTTGAACGCCTCAGCGGAACGCGCCGTCTCGGTGGTGAGCTTGAGGCCAAGCCGCTCGGCCTCTGCAGTCAGTTGAGTGATGCCAGCCGCGCCTTGGTTGAGGAACGGAATCATGTCCATGCCGCTCTTGCCGAACAGCTTCACGGCGAGCGCCGTCTTGACCGCGCCATCCTCCAGATTGGCGAAGACATCGGCCACCTGTAGCAGCACGACTTCGGTGGACTTCATGCTGCCATCGGCATTCTTGACGGAAATCCCCAGCGCATCGAAGACCTGCGCTCCGTCGCCGATGCCGGTGTTGGCCTCGGTGATGTTCTGGGACAGCCCCTTGATCCCCTTCTGCAAGGTTTCCAGGCTCACATCCGACAGCTGCGCGGCAAAACGCAGCGTCGACAAGGCTTCGACCGAGATGCCGATCTTTTGTGAGAGCTTGTTCAGTTGATCGGCCGCATCGATGGCGCTCTTGATCATGGCTGCAAACCCGGCCACAGAGAGCGACACGCCAAGTCCGGCCAGCATGCCCTTGACCCGATTCGATTCATCGCCGAGCTTGGCCAGGTTGCCGCGAATCGAGTCGAAGGCCGAGCGGGTCTGGTCGACGGCGGTAATCAGTAGTTGGGCGCGATCCTGAGTCACGACGGATTCATCTCTCTCAAATCTTGGTCAATTGCTTCTCAATGGCACGGGCCAGAACGGGAAACTGGCCGCGTACCGCCCCTTCCAGATCGAAGCGGCGCTTCATGGAAGCAGCCGGGACCAGCACGGCAATGGGAATCTCTGTGCCGCGCTTGATCGACTTCGCGCCAGTGCGGTTCCGTTCCGCGCGCTTGAACCGGGTCAGGGCCGAGGCGTTCTCGCGGATGTTTTCTGCCATCAAGATGGCCTGGCCGTTTTTGCGAATGAAATACGCGTTGCCGGAACGAATCAGCGTATCGATGACCCGCTTGAACGCTCGACGACCGATGCGGCGGCCTTCCTCGGTTAATGGAATCAACATCCGGCCAGAGATGGTTCCACCCCGCATATGGATACCGAGCCAGGGAATCTTCGAGCCGATGAGAACCGCAGGCAATTTGTCCGGGTTGCGGTCATAGACTTTCGCTCGCAGCGAATTCACGAAGGCCGCTTTCTTCACCGTGAAATCGGTCTTCATCTTGTGGCGCACCACATCTGCCACGACTTTGCCGCCATCGCGCATGCCAACGGCCACTGCCTTGTGGATGGTGGCCTGCTTTTGCTTTGACCAGGCGTCGAGCCTCGACTTGTCCAGTAGCCCCGATGTAGTCAGGGAGAGCTTCAGCACGACAGCACCCTCATCATTCGGCGCAATGCGTCACTGCTGCCCTGACTGCCCGTCGCCGTTACCGACAGAAGGTTCGCCAGTTGCCGGGACTCCTGCTGGTCGATGGCGGCCAAAAAGGCATCGGTTTGCGCCAGCGTGTAGTTGAGAATGTCGGCGTAGGCGTGCCCTGCGCCGATCAAGCGTTGGAGGACACGACTCCAGGCCTCTGGCCTTCCAGTGTCTGGCCGATCCGCGCCGCTGCCTGCGTCACGCTCGGCAACAGGCGCCGAATAAAAAAATCGGCATTCACCTCAAACACAGCTTCGGCCAGGCGAACGGCCACGTCGAGATCGAGCCCAGCCACCCAATCGACTGGGCGTCGCGTGGCAATGGCGATAGCCGCGATCACAGCCTCGCCGTGCTCGGCCAGAATTGCCAGCCAATCAGGTGATGCTGAAAGGCTCGCTGCTATGGGTTGTACCGCACGGGCGAATGCCGGTACCTCGCCGACCTTGAGCGGCGAGAGATCGAGGTGCTCGCCCGCGATGTCGACGGACACTGGCACCGGCGGCAGTGCCGCGAACGTGTCCTTGCCCATCACAGCAGCACGATCCGACCGAACTGCCCGAGTGCACCGGCAGCTGGCTTGGTGAGATCAGCCAGCACCTGCCCAGACAACTCAAATTTCATGAGTTCGGTGCCGATCACCGACAAATCCTTGGCCGGATTGATGCCCACCCGGTAGAGGTCAATCACGACCTCCTTGTTGGCGTCTGCCGTATTCAGACCCTCGAAGCGAACCCAGCGCTCGGGCAAGGGCTGCGTGAACATCGCCGTGACGTTGGCCGCGCCATAGCTGTAGCTGGCAACAATCGCGCCGGTCACTCCGGTCAGGTCGGTGAATTGAATGGAACCATGCTTGGCATTGAGCGTGTATTTCGTATTGGCGACAGTGGTAGCGCCTGCCTTGATGACCACGCTAGAGACGTTCTGTTTGCCCAGCAGGTAGAGTTTGCCAAGTTCCGCCGTCGCGATAACCGGTTCGTCAGTCACGGTCCCGGTGGTGACCGTCGTGGTGGATCCGTAAAGTGAAAGTTCGAGATTCGTCTGGATCAGTTCCTCCAGTGTGCAGGCGAACTCACCTTTCTTGGTCTTGATGAGTTGCAGATCGGTCAGTCGCTGGCCTGATTGCGATTCCTGATGTTCCAGCGTTTCGACGGACAGCGAAACCTTTAGGTCAGGGACATTGCCGACGAAGGTGAGTCCCTGTGGATTGCCATTGGTGTCACGTGCGCCGATGAAGACGCGACCTTGTCCAGAAAAATAGGCCATTGCTTACTCCTGAGTGATGTTGGGTTGCTTGCTGGGTTTGGCGGCTTGGATCACTGCTTGAGCACTACCGATTTCGCAAAGCCATTGCGCGAGGTCGTCTGCCAATTCGATGACATCGCCCGAGTTGCGCGGCATGCCGGCGTGTTCGTGGGGTTTGATGAGCGTGACTTCCATGGCTTTATCCCTGCGCCGTGAGGTCATGCACCAAGGTGCGGTACGTAAATTGGTAGCGCGTCGGCATAGCGGCTGCCGTGGCATCGGCGCCCTCCACATCCCACTCGCTGTCCAGTTCCTGCAGCCCCAAACATAAGCCGCCAAAGTTGGCATCGGCAAACAGGGCCGCGTGGGCGGCTACCTGCAGGCGATCAGCAATGGCTTCGGCGGTCTCTCCATTGGTTTCACGGGCCATGGCGACCAGACGAACGACGAGATGGCGCTCGATGCGATCATTGGCCCGCTGGGCAATTGACTCTGCTTCAGGGAAGAGCAGCAAGGCCGGACTCGCATCGCGACTGAGGGCAGTGGTGGGCGAGCGCTTAAGCTGCGCACCTTCTGCGTTTGCCAGGGGAGTCAGCCGTGCGACGATTTCCTGCAACAGCCGTTCTCGAACGGATGTGGACATTTGATTCTCCAAGATGGTTACGGGATGAACGGTCGGAAACTGGGTTCAAAGCATGGTCAGCGTTGCCCGACATTCAGAGCCGTCACCAACTGCCCGAACTTCCCGAACGCGGTAGGTCACGCCGCCGATCACCAGTTCGTGGCCGGTATCGAGCATGACCTCGTCGGCGGGATAGCGAATCGCGAAGTCGGATGAGAGTCCCAGGCCGTCGAGCACCTCGACATCGGGAGCACGAAAGTCGACCAGAACTTCCGTGCCCCCAATGACGGCCGGCGTGAGCAAGCCCGCCCGCCCAGCTGCCGCATACAGGTCAGTCAGGGCGGTCATCAGGACATCGTCAGCTTGACCAGCACACCTGGGCGATGGCACATCGGCAGCGGATTCGACTGCGTATGCAAATCAGTGCCGCGTTCGAACTTGCGCGAGTCCTGCTTCGCATACAACGGCTGCCCCAGCGTATTGACGGTTTCATTGAAGTCCGCCGGTGCGACGTAGGTGCCGAAGGTGTCGATAGTGCCGACCGGGAAAGCGTGCGCTTCGCCAGCCGCGATAAAACGGCGCGTGGCCCCGTTACCGTCAGTCGCCTGACCGCGATACTCCTCGAAGACAATGCCGCCAAAGGTAAAGCCGGCCCGCACGTCGTCGCGCAGGATCGCGCCCTGCTGGAAATTCTCGTAAGCCTTCTCGACCTTTGGATGGGCGATGAGCTTTTCGAAGAACTCGGGCGAGCACAGGCAACGCACGCTGGTCATGAACTCGCCGCGCAGGTTCTCCTCGATGTGCGCCAGGGTGTCGACGCACTTCTGGCGGACGTTGGTATTGTCGGTGCCCAGGGCGAAGTTGATCGTCTTGGACGTGATGCCGAATTCGTCGTAGAGGTTGTAGAGCGTCGAGCCATCGGCATCGAGGATGATGCCCTTCAACGCCCCCATCCGCAGATGCTCCAGCGTGATCGCATGCTTGTTGCGCATCGTTTCCAGATGACGGGCCATGACGCCGGCCACGGTCTCCAGTTCGGTTTCCGAACCAAAGGCGCGCAGGCCCTGGACTTCATCGGGGAGCACCACGTCGTCGTGCGGGATGTGGGGCACAACGAAGGAGCGCATCTTGCGCTTGTCGCGTTGCCCCACGGTACCGGGGCTGCCCACCGGCAAAGTCGGCAGCAGGTTCAGCACACCGTTCTTCTCCTCGATGAGGATCTGGCGGAAGCGCACTGGCTTGACCGGAAAAAGGTTGAGAGACTCCAGCCGGCCATAGCGGTTCGGCAGAAGGTTGATAGCGGCCGTGAGGTTCGCCATCGAGAAGGCGGGATTCGAGAACGGGTTCTGCATGAGAAGACTCCTTTAAACAGCGTGGCGAACGAGCACACCTGCCGCCTTGAGTTGGGCGATGGCGGTGGCTTTTTCCAGGGGGGTGATGCCGGCTGGCCAGGTCAGGGCGTGATCGGCAACGACGGCATGGCGGGCGATCAGAATCCCGTCCTCGCGGTCGATCAGGCTGGCGTCGACGGACGTGGCGACGACGCCTACGGCGATTTCGGTGCCATCGGTGGCAGCCGGATCGATCTGCTTGATCTTGGACGTGGCGGTTTCGATGCCGACCACGGTGCCAATTGCGAGGTTCTGGCCGGCGGCAATCGTGACCTGATCCCGCGAGTAGAGATTCGGAGCTTCGTACTTGAGCAGATCACCCAAGTTAAGACCTTCGGTAATGACAGACATGGCTTACTCCTTTCCAGTGAGTTTCTTGACCGCTGCCATCAGAGGGTTGATGGCAGATTGGGTGGGGACTGCGGCTCCGGCAGACGGAGCAATCGTCGATTGGATTTCCGGACTGTCGGCACGGCTGGCCAGCAGGGCTTTACGGACCTGACCTTCGGATACGCCTTCCGCGAGGAAACGTGCCGTCAATTCCGGATGTCCGGCGAGTTGGCACAGTTCGGCGATGGCGAGCGCGTTGGTTCCGCTCTCCGCATGGCGCGTTTGGGCGTCCGTGGTTGGCACTTCACCAGTGACAGGGGTCTCCGATTCGGGCTCGGGAGCCGTTGCCGGTTCATTGGTTAGTGGCTTGTCGGTTGCGTCAGGGTGAGACATGGTTGAGATCTCCATGGAGGTTGAAGGACTTGAGGCGATGGGTGTTGTCAGTGAGCGCGAAGAACTCGATACCGCGTGGCCGCGCGCCCGACGAGCCACCAGAAAACTGTCGAATTCGGCGATGACGGAATCCAGGCTGCCGACGGCATCGACCAGCCCGGCGCTAACCGCCTCCTCGGCGAAATAGATGCCGGCCTCGGTAGCCCGCACTGCCTCCGTATCGAGCCGACGCATCGAGGCAACGTGATTCACGAACAGGCCGTAGAGACGATCGACTTCGGCCTGGAGTCGGGCATGGGCATCAGGGCCCAACTTTTCGTGGGGGGAGAAGTCGTTCTTCTGATCGCCCGCCGTGATCGGGGTGTAGCGATAGCCTTGTTGGGCATCGCGGGCGGTCTGGTCGACGTGCATGGCGATTACTCCGATGGAGCCGACACCGCCGGTACGCGTGACCACAAGGCGTGAGGCCGCACAACCAATGGCGTAGGCCGCCGAGTACGCCGAGTCCGACGCCACTGCCCAGATAGGCTTCACGGCATCGGCGGCACGGATCCGCTCGCCCAATTCAAAGACGCCTCCGGCTTCACCGCCTGGAGAGTCAATGTCGAGCAGGATGCCCTCGACACTCGGGTCGCTGATCGCCGCTTCGACCATGCCAGCTATCTCGGCATAGGTGGTGAAGCCCGATGCTGGATCCAGTCCCACGGTGCGTCGCACCAGCGAGCCGACAACTGGAATCACGGCAAGTCCTGCTGGTGCATCGATGCGTGCCCGCGCCTGCGGGACCGACACCGCCAGGTCGGCTTCGGGCCAATTCACCCGTTCGCCGAGTACCGACAGAATCACATCGAGCTTGGCGCGGGCGAGCAGAAGCGGCGTCCCGTAGAGACGGGACGCAAGATGAGGCAAGTGCATGTCAGGGGTTCTCCGGGTTCTCGGGGGATACAACAGTTGCCGGTGCAGCCGCCAGGTCATGACGGGGGTCGGACTCAAACACCAACCCGAGGGCATCAGCCCGTGCGTTATCAGCAGCAATCTCGCGATCGACATCCTCGGCGTCATAGCCAAAGGACGAGATAGCTTCCGAACGGGAGAGCAGACCCGACCGGATGGCGGTGAGCATGGCGTCAAACTCTTTCTTGGGATCCACCCATTGCCAGCCCTGGGGAATCCACTTCACTGCCAGATACTCGCGGCGCTTGGCCTGGCCGCCCCGGGCATACCCCGGCAAGGACAACGCTCCCTCGAGTGCTGCCTGCTCGATGAAGGCCTGCCAGATCGGTCGGCACAATTGATGGACGAGCACGCCGTGCTGCAAGGCTTCGCAGCGACGGCGAAACTCCAGCAGGCCGGCACGGATCGACGAGTAATTGACCTGGGTGAGATCCCCGGTCAGTTGTTCGTAGGTGACACCCATGGCGGCGGCGACGGCACGGAACTGCATGCGCAGAAAATCGGCATAGCTCGCGCCGACATCGGCCGGTTGCGAGAATTTGACGTCTTCGCCCGGCTCCAGGATCTGCAAGGTGCCCGGCTCCAGACCCGCCAGAGCCACCCCGTTGGCGTCCGAGACACCTTCGCCCATCAGGTTGTCCTCGGGTGCCAGACGCGTAATGAAACCGGCGAACATGGCGGCAGTTTTTTTGCGCACCAGTTCGGCATCATCGTACTGGTCGAGTTCATTGAGCTTGACCAAGGCTCGGGCCAACCAGGGTTCGCCACGAATTTGCCCTGGCCGCAGGGGGCGGAAGAGATGCAGGATTTCCGATGCATCGACACGGACCGTTTCAATGCCACCATTGCCGGACATAGGAGCCAGTACGCCATCCTCGGGATGTGCCCGATACAGGTGATAGGCCACACGCCTTCCGAGGCGGTCAAATTCGATGCCGGCGCGAATCACGTTGCCGTTCGCAGCCGTCGTGTTCATGGTCACCGGCAAGTGCTCCGGTTCGAGTACCTGCAGTTGCAGCGCCACGGCCAGCCCGTCTTCGGGGCGCCGATAGCGGATCCGCACCAGTGCCTCGCCGCCCTCCAGCA